AGAAGAATATATCCTCGCAAAGAATAAACATAAATGGGTGGAGGTCTTCTTCAACTTGTCGCTTATGGTGCTCAGGATGCGTACATTACGGGAAACCCCCACATCACCTTCTGGAAGGTGCTCTACAAGCGTCATACCAACTTTGCAATGGAGGCGTTTCGCGTGAACTTCACTGGCGCCCCTCAATATGGACAGCGCGTTGTTGCCGTTGTGAACCGCAACGCTGACCTGATGTACAAGACGTACCTTGAAGTCCAGCTTCCCGACACATCTACTGCAGCAAGTGGAACGGGTGTTAAGTGGACAGCTGCCTGGGAGCGTCGTCTTGGCTACCAGCTCCTCAAGAAGATTGAGGTTGAGATTGGTGGTCAGATCATCGACACCCACTACGGTGAGTGGCTCTTCCTCTGGGAGAACTTGACGTCTAGCTTCGATAACTCTGTCAAGATGGACTCGATGGTAGGTGGATACCTCGGCGGCACGGAGACAACTGCCGTGTCTTGCGGTGGTCGCCCCGCGATCCTCTATATCCCCCTCCAGTTCTGGTTCTGCCGCAACCCTGGTCTGGCCCTCCCTCTGATCGCTCTCCAGTACCACGAGGTGCGCATCAACGTGACTCTGTCCCCTGCAACTGATCTTGTGACTGCGACGACGCCTGGAAGTACAACAGTTTCCGCGGCTGCGGCGAACCTGCCCCAGCTCAAGGACATGTCGTTGTACATCGACTACATCTACCTGGATGTGGATGAGCGTCGCCGGTTTGCCCAGCAGTCTCACGAGTATCTAATTGACCAGCTCCAGTTCGGTCTCCAGCAGACGCTCACAACGTCCTCTGCGCGTATCGACCTTACACTGAACCACCCAGTCAAGGAATTGGTGTGGGTTTTCCAGGATGCCCGCAAGACAGACTGCGGTTCTACGCTCACCCTCAACGCTGGCTACACCCAGCCGTTTAGCTACGACGACATCGCGAACCGTTGCCGTATCCAGATCAACGGACAGGATCGCTTCGACGAGCGATATGGTGACTACTTCTGGAAGGTTCAGCCCTACCAGCACCACACGGGCGGTGCCTTCTTCCCGATGCGCTCCCAGGTGATTGCTCCCGCGGCACTGACGGTCCTTGCTGGCTCGTGCACTGTGACTGGCGATGTTCTTACGGTTGGTGCTGATCCGGCGGGTGGTACAGCGCCACAACAGTTGATCATCGAGGGTGCACTCGTGACGACGACCGCTGGAACTACATTCGCCCCAGGAACGATCATTCAGTCCTACGGAACGGGATCGGGCCAACAGGGAACCTATCAGCTCAGCGAGCCTGTTCTCACAACTGGCACCACCACAGGTCTCAGCGTCATCTTTACGCTCCCGAACTTACAGTACACTCCTCACGAGAACCCGATCAATGTGTACTCGTTTGCTCTCCAGCCCGAGGAGCACCAGCCATCTGGCACTTGTAACTTCTCTCGCATCGACACGACTACACTCGTGTTTGACAGTATCACAACAACTGGTATTGCGAAGCCCACTAAGACGACACCGTTCAACTTCCGTATGTATGCCGTGAACTACAACATCTTCCGGGTGATGTCTGGTATGGGCGGTCTTGCATACAGCAACTAAAGTAGCTTCCTTTCACCAACTAAAGCATTAAGTATAATGATCAAGTTGGTTCTTGTTTGTATTGCAATTGCATGTACATTGTGGGTTCTCTCGCACCCAACAACCTTTTTTAGAAAAGAGGCACCCACTACACGTTTGTATTCGGAAGGCACCCGCGAAGTCCTAAGGTCTGCTGGAGCATTATCGGCGCCGGAAGACCCTTCCCAGGGCATTTTACGTGGTCTCGACCAAGGATATGTCCCATTTCGTGTGAGATAACATATTGACGATATCCATCTAGGTCCTGTCCAGATCGTTTAGTTCCATGTCTCCACCTATGTTCATTGATATGCATCTCGTGACCACCTAACTCTGCACACGACAGAGTGTGGTCGCATCCAGCATCCTTCAATCCTTTCAATGATGATAAATGAATTAGCACGTGAGGCTTGGTATTCACTTCTACAAACCGATATCCTTTTGATTCCCAACCATTGGGATCCGCAAGGCATATTGCAACATCACGCCTAAAGTCTGCAAGTGGAAAATTTACATCGGGATCTACGACCACCAAGTATGTGATCCTCTTCATTAAAAAATAGGTGTGATTTTATTACCAAGTATCGCATCATCATGCTCCGTTGTGCTCATTGTAAGAAGAAGACCCACCTTGACTTCAAGTGTAAATGCTCAAGTGAAAAAGTGTTTTGTTCTTCATGCAGGACAACGGAGGTCCATGGATGCACGATTGTTTATAAGCCTGTCGACCTAGTTAAGATTGAACCGATCAAGCTTGAGAAGATCTAGCATCCACCAGGAGGTCCATTACCTTCATGCAGAAGAGCATCCATTTCAATATTCGTAATGAAGTGATTAACGATCTTATCCTTCAGGCTGTTGGTGATATTGAACTCGTTGAGCACAGATGCAACTACACCACCATCTCGCCAGATAATCTCAATGAGTAGAGTTCCTCCAGTCCTTGTTGTAAACGTTGCATACCACATTGGCTCATTGTGTGCCTGAATCACAGATCCAGTTAGAACATTAGGTCCACCTGCAATGTTAATCGTCTTGTTGAGTGCGTTAGTCAGAGTATTCATCATTTTGTCCTACTGACTACTGGATAGTAAAAATCAAATCCATTTTGAATAACAAATGAACGTTCTCTTTGAAGCCATCTTGGTCGGTCTCTTTTTGCTTCCTCTATTCTGGGCAACTGAAAAACTTGGGTTCTCAAAGTGGGTCACAGTGTTCCTCGCAGGTGCACTCTTCCACTTGACTGCAGAGGTTACGGGCATCAACAAGGCTTACACCTTGATGAAGGCTTGAGTTAGATATTTTGAGATTACCTCGTGAGAGGCTATTCGTTCGCCTGTAAAGAATAACGCAAATCTCCCAATATCTGCTGAATCAGGAAGACAGTAACAGAGTATCCTTGCAACCTCTGCCATTGTTAAGTCATTAATTTCAACTGGACCCCATGCCCTTCCCGGATAAGATGTTCGAAACCGACTTCGTGAAGGACAATCATATGGAACGCACGTGTCAAATGCTTTTCGCACAATATCAAATGGAACGGTCTTCGTAGGAAGCTCTTCAAGTGTAGTTAAAAGGAATGCCATTCTAGCTGAGGTCTATTCTTTGACAAAGATCAAATCTGTTTTATCCATACATGAAGGTCTAAAATGGATTTGGTATGTTCAAAATAGACGATATCAGGTAGAATGGCACTTCATAATGATCAATTTGGACGTATCGCTGAGAAAGCACTCTGTATTGCAAAGGGAATTCCGTTTGTGGGTCCCTTCCCGGAAAATCTAATCGCACCTGCTCAGGCACTTGCACCTCGATTTGCATGCTTCCTCCCACATATGGATGGGGACTGGACACATACTGCAGCTCGTGGCGCTCGGTTTGACTTTTCAAGTGCAGATAGTCATCGCAGCCTTAAGACGAACACGCGTGACTATAAGATCTGTCCCCAAGTGATTGGACAGACAACTAAGCAGAGGTGGTGCACCCACTTCGGACTTCCTGCGGACACAGCAGATGACACTATCAAAAACTTCATTCAGACTAACTTATCACGAGTGTTGGATGAGGAACACAGACATACATTTGACACAACTATATTCCACTACCACAAGCCAAGCAACACTGCTAAGGTAATCATATCACTTAGACCGATCGACTGGACAAGCAAAAATTTGACCTTTACGAAGAACGGTGATGCTTGGAGGGAGAGTTCTACGCTAAAGGCAAATGGTAAGACGATTGGTGAGTTCCAGATTCACAATCACCGCAACAATGTCAAGTTCAGGTGGAACTTGAAGAACCTAATCGCAGCATTCCCAGATGACTTCCATGTTAGTGTCGTGTGAGACAGAACAGGTACTCTGTTACGGATGCCCCATCGTTGTACTCAAATGACTTGAAGCGCTTGTATGGCTTCTTGTAGAGAACAACGCTACCATACTTTTTCAGTAACGAGAACATAACATCTTTTGGAACAATACCCTCGCTGCTATACGATATGAATACAAATCGAGAATTCATATTGGAAATGAGGCGATCAAATGCATCTGCAGCATTCTTTTGACAGAAAGCCGATAAGAAGCATCCATCTGGGATACCTGTTTTTCCTGTTAAGGTAACTGTCTCAGAGGGCGGCATTGCGATCATATTGAGTGGAAAGTAGTTCTTCGAATACTGACGATTGTTGTAAGGTGGATCAAGATACACTGCATCCGAAGTCCATTGTCTGTTCAGAACGTCACAGTTGACAACTGTAGAGTTTGCCTTGGGCCTCTCAGTAATATCATGAACTGGAGACATCACGAGATCCTTCTGTGCTTTAGCCTTGAATGATTTGAGATAACAACCATACACTGCAGGGACATTACTCACTGAATCAGCGCTCAATAAAAGAGAGGCCATCATAAACTTTCGTTCATCATTGTCGAGTATTTCGTCTAAAAGTCTTTGACGTACATAGTCAATACGCTTTGCATTTTCAACTGTGAAGAACATCCGTTCGCTAGCCTCGTGTGGGCTATAATTATCAGTGATGAATCCAACTGTATCAGAGTGATCGCCATTTGCAATCTCCTCATTGATCTTCTGAATAAGATTCATACATGCAGGCGTATACGTAGATATACTCAGTGCGTGAGCAATCGTTGAGCTATATAGCTCAGCATCATTGGCAATTGTTATACTCCCTTTCGTCCTGAAGAAATGTGATACAATACCCGTCCCTGCAAACAGGTCAGCGATTGTCTTGTCTTCAAAGCTGTTCCAACCTGTTGTTACCTTGATTCG